CTCAAGGGCTTGGAATGCTACTGTTGCGTTTTCTACATCTGTTGAGCGCAACATACCCAACAAGTTCTTTGTTTCTTCTTTGTCAAAAATCATTAGTCTTCTATTTTTAATGTCTTAATCATCCATTGAGTAGGTGTATTTATATTATCCACCCATTCTTTAGCAGTAGGAATGTAATTGTTACAGTCCTCTTTTACATGTTGTTCTCCAACATATCTTGTGTATACAGTTCTGCCATCTGAGTTTTCAAAACTTGGTCCAAACTTCTTTTCACATTCAAATATACCCTCACTGTGGTGACGGAACATTCTATGTTTACTATGTCCTATCCAAGCTTTAGTTTCATCAAACCAGTTATGAATCTCTATGTAATCAATTGGAAAACCTCCCCACTTTCTAGCAGAAGATTTTGCATGTTCCCATGGATGTGACATTTCTTCAGGCTTTAGATAATAAATCACCTTCATGGAAGTAGTCTTCTGTCTCAGTGATATAAATAGTGTTATTTACTTTGTATTTACCAGAGGGTACCATAATAGACATAGTACCATGACCACCTTCATTATTCCACCAATCTTCAACATCATTTAGAATAGCTTCTTCAGCAAAGTCTGATATATCAGAACAAGCACCTGAATCAAGGTCTTTTAAGTTCTCAGCTTTTTCAAGTCCATAAGTTGGTAGATCTGAAATAGTCTCAAGAGCTGTATCTTCATCTTTATCTAATGCTTCAGTTGTATATACTACATCTTCAATTGCTCCGGAGTCCCCTCCACCTGCATAATAAATTTTAATTCCAGTCACACCACGGTCAGCCAACTGTAATAGAAGGCCTGTCAAATCATTTTCTGTCATAGTCATTTTGTTTTGTAGAACCTTCCTAGAATGTTCTGATTGAGATATTCTTCTTTCTCAAGCACTTCTCTTACAAATTGAAATTTAGTCTCATGATATGTTAGCTCTGTCTTTGAGAAACATATCCTAACCATAAATCTTTTTATAATTACTCCTGCTTTATGTGCATCTTGCAGCACTTTATTACTACTATAGTAGTTCTGATAGTTAGGTTTTACCTGGATAGTGTATTTCTTAGCTCTTTTGTCCTCCATATTAGCAAGAGCTTTTACTCCAAACTTTTTCTTAGTTGTAGAGTAGAAGTTTTTCTTACCAACATATCTAACAGCTTTGCCATCAATAATAGCTTCCATTTCATATATGAACCCAAGAGCTCCTTCTGGAATCTTGCTATCATTAAATACTTCTCCTTTATATATCCAACTCATAATGCTTGTTTCAATAAAGGTAATAATTTATCTCTAACAGCTTCAATACCATAGTCTTTGACTGAATCAGATAGATCCTTAGACATATCAAGAACTACATAATTAAATCCATACTTATCTTGATATCTCTGAGCAGCTTTGATTCCCGGCTCATCATTATCAAACAGTACAATTGTCTTAAAATACCGTTTACTCAGTTTTCCCATGACTGCTTCACCTATCATTGTATTCTCGCTGTCTGGTGCAATACATTCTACATTCCCTATACCAAGTTTATTAAAACACATTAAGTCCTTTAGAGAGGATGTAATGATCAAATACTTGGGCTCATAAGTTAGTTGATCTATACCTTGAACATAATTCTGAACCTTGATAAATTTCTTATCTAAGTTCTTAGGCATGTAAATCTTGTATAACTCACCATCCTGGCGGAAATAACCATAGAGATATGGCTTGGTAAACTTAAATGAAGTTATAGAACCATCTTCTTCTTTCTTTTCCATAGTAAAGTATGCCAAGGGCACTACGCTATACTTGGCCAAAAGTGTAGAACTAATACTAAAACTTGTCCAGAACTTAGAGTCTTGGGAATTCCAGTGTCTCATTTCGTAGTCTACAACTTTAAACTTGTCATGAAATTTGAACTCAAGTACTACTGGAGCATCATTATGTGAAAGAAAATCTTGGTAATCATTGATAATCTTATTAGCAGCATGTCCTCTAGACTCTAGATTAAATAAACATTTTACTAATTCTATGCTATCACCTTGGTTACCAGAAGAAAAATCCTTGAACTTATAAAAGTTTGATGCATCAGTATATATAAACATGGAAGGAACTTTATCCTTAGCATTAAATGCAGAAAGCATCTTTATATCCTGACCTATTAGTCTTTCCTTTAAGTTCAAATAATACTCAAATACCCATTCTCTGGGAACATCCCGTAAATCAGATACTAGATTTTTAGTTGAAATCATAATTTACAATAAAAAAGGGGAGCTCAAGACTGAACCCCCCTTGTTAATTAAGGATTATTTAGTCTAAGCTAAAGTCTGAAGAAGTTTTATTTGGATTAAATAATGAATCATCATCACCAAATCCTTTTACATCTTTAACTTCTATCTTTTTAAGGTGTTTTGCCTCTTCATAAGTCATAACCTTACCTGCTTCTACTTCTGCCATAGCATATTTCTTATTTTCTGCTTTTGGCAACCACATATCATAGTTAGTATAACCTGATTTGCTTTCATATTCTTTACCTGCAACACAGAATTCTAAGAATTTACCTTTGTACTCAGCACTTTTACTAAATGCATTAACAAAATCTTCAACAGTTTCATGTTTACCATCTTGCTCACGGAACCACTCATTGATACCTAGTGTATTACATAAGTTTTGTAAGAAGATTAGAATAGATCTATCTCTTTGAATTTTGATACCAGATTTAGTTTCACCATCTGCAAATGCATATTGGCTAGCTTTAATTCTACCAATCTGACCATCATATCTACCTTGGCTTTCATCATCTTTATCAATCCAGAAACCTTCAAATCCTTCAATAGGTTCAGTTTCTACATGCAAGATAAGATGTTTTGCACCTTCAATAAATCTAAAGTCCTCTAGTTCAATGCTGTTAATTTTCAATGTATGATTTCCTGGTGCAATTGTTTTTGCCATTCCTGAACCACCTGTTCCTAAGTCTGTTGTGCTTAATGCCATTTTTCTATTTTTTATTTGTTTTATACATAAATTTTATCCCAGTGAAACTCAAGTTCACCTTTGTCATTCATCTCAGAAACTACTATCTCTTCATTTCTTAAGTGCTCAGGTCTTGCACCACAAGTCACTTCTTCACTAGTCTTAAATGATAGAATGGTTTTATTACCCTTTCTAAACATGTAACCAATTGCATCTGCATTTGCACAGATCAAAGATTTGATTTTGCCTGTCAAATCAATGTTTGCAGCCAATACCATCTCACCTTTATCATCTACTTGCTTGTCCTTAATGTGACCTGCAAGAATAATATGGGGAGCTAAAGTATCAATAAAATCTAAAACTTGAAAGAAAGCTTGCCTTAAATATAAATATCCTGCACCATTTGGTAAAGACAATACATTATCACCATCATAGTTCTTACCCATGCTAGTTTGACGATAGAGCTTAATAGCTAAAGGACCTACCATATCTTCTAAGGCTGTTACAGTATCTATTGTAACATACTTGTATGGGTTACCGGCAGCTTTAATTGCTTTACCTGCATCAAGTAGCTCTTGTAAAGAAGTTACTTGGATCTTTAGAGCCTCTACATAATCAGCACCATTCTCTAGATCTATGATCAGATTGTCATCAAGACCAGCAAATGCGCTTGTCTTACCTGTCTTTGGCTTTGAATAGATAATTAATCTCTTAGGATTAACTCTTTGAGGTCCCACCTTTTTAGTTGGAAGTACTATGCTCATATTACTTTAGTTTTTGTGCTAGTTTTTGAAACTCTGTTGAAATTCTTAATAGAATATCAGAAGCTGATTCTTCACCTGTAATATGTAAAGATAATTCTCCTATTTTTTCCTCAGGTTTTGGAGCAAATTGCTCTTCAAAGTCAGGAAACAATGTCTTCTGTAATCTTGGAAGTTCTAGTTCTTCTTCTTTAGCTTTTGTTTCAGCATCAGCTTTTCTCTTCTCATAAAGAGCATAAGTAATCTCAGTGCCATCTTTAAGAACAGCAATCATTTCAGAAACAGGAACTGTATACAAAATATAAGGTTCACCCTTAAAATTTGAACCTTCTTTTGTTTCATATTCCTCCATATAAAAAGGATTATACTTGTATTTAAACAACTGTCTGTCAGCTGTGAAAGGAGTTACATCAGTAACTGTACCTTTATCATCAGTAACATTGTCATAGAACTCAACATAAATATCCTCTCCTTTACCAATTTCAGATTCAAAGAACTGAACTTGTCTACCATACTTACCTTTCTGAAAGAAGGCAGTCTTGATAATAAAGAATGGGTCATTTAGTTTGAGAGCTTTGAATGTGTCCATGTGCTGGACAAAAAATTCTTTTTCTCTTTCTTTTCTTGTACTCATACTTTGTTTTTAAATTGTGATTTTCTTTGTTGCTTGAGCAGGTGTGTCAACTTCTATAATCCGCATAGACTCTCTGTCTAATTTAAAGAAGCTCATCCTTGTTGTACCATTTCTAGATTTCAAAAAGTGAAATACCAAGAGATCCTCGTCATTGATTATATACCTCTCTGGTCCATACTGTCTTATCTTTCTAATAGATGGTTTGTTGATACCCATTACTACATCTGCATGTTGCAATAGAGCATCTGAACCATAGATATCGGAGTCAAGAATATAATTACCATATTCTCCATCTCTAGATCTATCAGGATTGTCAATATTTCTATTAAGCTGACTAAGGACAACAAAAGCAACTGGATATCTTTTCTTCATCATAGTGAGAGCCTCACCTAAAGCATTTAACATCTCAAACTTGTCTTTCTGTCCTTTTCCTACTCTAAATAATGCTGAGTGATCTATAGTAACTAGCATATTAGTGAATGTACCATCTTCTTTCTTGTGTTTCTCCATCTCATAATGGATAGTAGCACACATTTCATCAGTGGTACAAGCATCATATACTACATTAATAAAGTCTCTGTCAACAGATTTCTCATAATAGTCTACACATTTATAGAAAATACTCTTATCTACGGGTCTTCCACCCTTACTCATTAGCGTGTTATAATCAGCACCTGTATTCAGACTTAATTTTCTTACCCCGTTGGTTTCATCAACCATTTCCATCTGGAACTTAAGGATTCTAAATTCTTGGTCAGGATTGTGTTCTATAATATCACTAATCAACTGTTCCATGAATAAAGTCTTCCCTGTACCGGGTCTAGCACCTACTATGGTGATAGTTCTCCATTCTAATCCATCACAAAAAGCATCATTAAACTTGGGCCAAGCACTAATAAGTGATTTGAGATCACCTTGTCTTCTTGCTTTAATCTTTATGATAGCTTTTCTTAAAGCATCTCTTTCACTCACAGGCAGTAAAGGCCTGGCACCATTGAATAACTCTGACATTTATTTGGATTTAATATGTTTTAATTCTGTTCTCTTAGCATAGTTATATAACTCATGCATAAAGGTTATAACAAGTTCAATTCCAAAGTACTTTATAAAACTCATCTCAATAAGAAATGTATTAACTATAAAGTATCCCAGTATTGTACCTATTACAGCAACAATAAATAATTTACTCATTATACTACTGTTTCTTTAAAGTAATTTGTCTCTTCATCATATCCATTCTCAATCAAATCACAATAAGTTGCAAGCTCAGAGTCCCAAGTTTTGTCAGTGTTTTGCTTTCTAACAAAAT